GATACAAAATTTTAATGCCACGTTTCGTGGACGAGTTTCTGTTCCAATTCCTGCACCAGAATTTTGTATCGGGCCAGAGTTACTTGTTCCATAACCTGTTGTATCCCCTCCCCAACCAACAATATCGCCACCACCACCTGCTAATGTTTTATTATTATAATATCTAACAACATGATTATGATTACCAACCAAATGAGTTTCTCTCGTACCAACCAGTCTTGTTGTTCCGTTAGAGCCTCGAATAAAATCATCATCTAAATTAGGTAGGTTGAATGTGCTTGACCCATCTCCAGACCCAAATGTAGTTCCAATTATATCAAATAGACATGAGTAAGCAGTTCTACTAACTGCCGCTCCATCACAAGCCAAAAACCCATCTGGAACAGTGTCGGATGCAAAGCTAATTACCTCTCCGACTCCTGTCTCTGTATCTATATTTAGCGTAGCGTATGGGTTCTTTGTAAACTCCATGTCGTCTATAAGTAAAGTTGCCGCTTCGCCAGTTTCAATTGTAAATCTTGTAAGTATCTCTATGGCACTGGAGGGTATATCTCCATTAACCCAGAACGGTGTTGATGTTGCTTCGGCAGATAAATAGTTTTTAGTACCAGTAGGTAAAAATGTTGTCCCATCTGTTGAATAATATAACTGTGCAGAAACAGCATCATCTGTTCCGGTATAAATAAACTCACCTTTCATGGTTACAGCACGTCCGTTCTGTCCAGAGTTAACTGGTATTTGCGGAGTATCTATATATTCACCATCAGCACCAACAGCGTTTGTTAGCTCATAAGATGAGTCACCGCTTATTTGTGTTACTGTCTCTAAGCCAAATGAAGCGTTTGACAGATTGCTGGTATCAAAGTCTGCGTCGTCATATGTGTCTTCTGTCACGGTTGCGATTGTGTCTAAACCGCCACCACCAGAGCTTCCAAACTCATACCCAGTTTCTGCATCATTAACTATTAGTGCTTGACCAGCGAGTCCGGTAAGATCAGATAAGTTAGTACCACCATTGGCTACAGGTAACACGCCAGATACCTCTGTCGTTAGAGATGCTTTGTCGCTCAATAGCTTCTCAACCGTAGTTCCATTGTCTAGATACGCCTTGTTGGTTGTGTCGCTATATAGAACTCGACCCTTAAATAGGGTGGATAGTGCACCAGTAACTCTTTCAAGTCCTGCCTTCTCTAAGAACCCAAATACTTTCATTACACCACTCTCATTATAAAGATGAACTCATGTGATTCAGGGGTTATATCGGTTTCGGCATTACCTGATGTTATCGATTCATTTGCTGTATAAAAATCACCGCAACCACTTGTGGCTATCGCTGGAGGAGTTAGGTAATTAACGAAAACAGTTTGAAAGTATCTCTTAGTTTTATCTGTTTCTCCTGCACCGAATGTTGTATATGTTGGAGCTGGCAATTGTATTTTTGTTCCAGACGAGTTCCAGACATAATCTCCACCAGTTACATTCTGCTCTCCCTCTTCATATGTCATATGATTGTGTGTCAAATCTACAGTCGTATCAATTGTATTTCCAGCATTTCCGATAGAAGATATTTGTGTATCGCCATCTTGCGATGTCAGTGTTGCGCCAGTTGGATATTTGCCTGTCATATCTGGCAGGTATTTCCCGACAAGAGGACTAGATGCTACATTGTCTTCAACCCATGCCCCATCTCCATGTATTAAATCATACTTAGCCTCTGATACATCTGCACCACCCACAAGCTTCATCCATCCACGAGGAATTGGAATAGCTCCGTTAAATGTATGCATCATCTTAGTTTCACCAATGAATGATGAGACAACATTAATTGTATCAAGTGCAACAGGTTGAGACTGAATCTTCCACTCAGAACCATCATCTACAAGAACTATCTCTAGGTCTGTATCGTATATCTTGCGACCCTTTATTCCTGCCGCTGGTCTTCCTGCCGTTGTAAACATCTCATATTGTGCAGACTTTAACTCTCCATTAACTAACATATTATACCTCTATTCCCAATAGCCTATAGTTTCCAGATGGAAGATCTACCTCGGTGACTATTGTAACGTGTGTTGATGATGAAGTAATTACAACATGTAATATCTCATCGTTATTTGTTATATCTTTTAATTGCCATATACAATTTCTAGCATCAATTATATCAGTACCAGTTGTTACATCTATTGCCCCACCTTCAACTTCCGCTTGTGTGTGGACAGCATTGTATGTATTTTGTCCAATCTTCTTTGGACTTCCACCAATATCAACATATACAAAATCTGAATCTGTGTCAAAGAATAGTCTACCCTTTGTGTTAGCAGAACACTTTGCTGAAATTCCTGTCAGTGTATCGTTTTCAGTACGAAGACCAAATGCCTCGCCTATCATATATAAGTCGTCAAACTTTAGAAGTGAACTACCTATTGAGTATGTATCGGTTATGATTGGCTTAAATGATGTCTCATCTATAGACAACCCATTGGATATTGTAGTGTTTGAAATTAGATTTAAGACCTCTGGTGTTGCTGTACCCCCATATATAGTCTGTCCCAGTGTTCTTCCACTCAACATAGCAAACTGTGTATGTCCAGCGTCGCCACTTGTAAGACCTGTTAACTCTGTGTGGTCTATCTCTGTATCAGGGTTAGATGCTAGCCACTCTATACCTGTCCAAAATAAACAATCTCCCACCTGTACTGGAAGTGTCCTTGCAGTATCCCTATAGTTTGCATTACGCAAGGCCATTAGGTCATCAATGTCGAAAAAGTATGTGTCTGTATTTAATCCAGACGATAGATATATATCTTTAAACCTAAACAGTGAGCTTCCAATATCGGTAGAATCATCAAGGTCTGGCAGTAATAATGGTGTTGCAATAGAGATTATACTGTCGCTACTAAGCTCAAGTGTAGCCCCAAGTAGTGTTGAGATAACTTGTCCGTCTATTTGAATTGAGTCAACAATTAAACTTCCGGTAATATCTACATCTCCTATGGTTGTAACATTGTCTGTAATCATTGGAGATATAATATTGATAAATCCATTGCCAGTAGTTCCAAGAATAAGATCTGCATCTAAAGTGTTAGATAGTATTGTTGTTCCAGAAATATATACTTCTGCAATTAATGACGTTCCAAATATATTATCGTTGCCAGAATTCAAGCTAGATGTAGTTGTTAGTTCAGCATCTCCAAAAGATATAGAGTTACTGATACTAGTAATGGAGCTAGAGCTAATAGAAATGTCACCGTCAATTGTCGCTGAGTCTGCCGTGAGTACTGCGAAAGTTCCATCTCCTGTAGTGGTAACATCAGTACCTCCAAGATCAATACTTCCAGATGTGTCAGTTATAGAACCAGCAGAGAGTATAAGTGTATCTATTGTATGTGTTCCTGAGTCTAATGTACCAGTTGTTAGCAGGTTCTCATTGTCAAATGATATAGAACCAGAAGAATCTGTGACGCTTCCACTAGATATACTGGCCGTTCCTGCATATAATGTATCAAAATAACCAGAAAGAAATCTCTCTGTATCAGTACCAAGATTAAAGAAACTATCAACAAGTGGTCTAGTATGATCTCCAAGCTGTATATATCCACTGTTTCCAGTAGCATCACCATTGTTAGCGAATAAAGTTAGATTGGTATTGGCAGACATTCCACCATAGATAGCTTGTCCTGCAAGTAATCCAGATATAACAGTTCCAGTCTCATCATAATCATCTGCACCATTCTTTAATACAAAGTATGGCTGTGTTCTATCTTGTAGTTGAGCAAGAATTCCATCAGAACTCCAGTCAATATCCATAATCTTATGCCATGATGGAGTTGCTTCACCATCATATTGTGCCCACATATACATTGCAGACTTACCATCACCATCATCATAAACATTTCTTTGGTCACCAAGAGAGTTTCCAATAAGTGGAAGGCTTGCATAGTCAGCAACACCCTCTTGAACTTTTGGATATACAATATCAAACAGCCACCCCATAGCCTGCTCTAGGTTGACAATATCTGGTGGAAGTGCATCGTGGCTAAATATAAAATCAGACAGCGAATGTTTGTATGGATGCTGTAATGCTGTGACTATCTTTGTTCTAAAGTGTTCGTGTGCCGACATCTAATACCTACAAATTGTCAAAGTGTTTAGAAGCATCCCATACGCCAACATATTCTTTTGTAGCCAATACGCTTGTGGTAGTGCCAACATATTTTAATTCAGTAACAAGAGATGGGTCACCATGGAGAGCATAGACTGGAACTTCTTCAATCATTATAATTCGTCCATTCCCATCATATGTGGAATATGTAACAAGCCCTGCGGCTAGTTTAGAGCGAATCATATCAATTGTTCCTACATCAATCTTTGCCATGTTTACCTCTGGTTATAGTTTCTTATTTATTAGTCGCACTGTCAATCAGGGACTTAGTGTACCATCTGTCTGTATAGAGGTAACGGCATCCTCATGTTCCTGTGTCCAAAGTACAACCTCAAACTTCTCAGCCCTAATTTCCTCTGTGGCTGAATCTAAATATCCACATGTATATCTCAGTGCAGCATCACCAACAGATAACTCTGACCGTGTTGAAACCTTTTCTATTAGCCTATCATACACGTCTAGCCGTGAATAAGATTTGTCGAGTTCCCCTTTGGTTTCCATCTTTCGCCAATGTGATACGTTGTATTGTCTAATATTGGTTGCCATTACTCAGACTCCAGCCAATCAATTGAAACCCCTGCCGTGCCTGTGCCTGTCTGTGCCTGAGCATAAACTACAAAATACTGGGAGTTTGTGTTATCTATATTTCTACTTATGAATGAATGTTCGTTAATTGTTCTAGCCTGTGATGATGTCGAGTTAGGATTGGGAGCAGATGAGCTTACAAGCTCTGTATGAATATCGTGTACAACTGGTGCCGTTATAGCAGATATGTCAGTGGAGTATTCAACACCACTTAAGTCATCTGTTGTATTCCATGTAGCTGTTACAGATGAAGGGCTGTGGATATGCTTAACTATAAATTTGGTATTTGCACTTGAGCATAACATAGACATTGCAAGTATCTGAGCATACTTTCTATTAATCTTTGTACCAACCAACTCTTTCATTCTTATTGCAAATATCGGGGAACTAGTTGTGCTTGTCGATCTAGGTGCTGTTATTGAGTTTCCAGCCGAGTAAGATAGTCCAGCCAATGTCTGACCACCCTCAGATGCAACGCTTGCACATATAGCCTTAAGCTCTGACGGACCAGATGTTTCACCTATGTTAACTATCTCATATCTAAGTGGTAGCACTGGTGACGACATATATACCTTAGATATAATATTAGAGTGTGTGAACTCGTGCACATATATAGTATTGTCACCGATTACAAATCCACATCTTACCTTGCCAACTCCTAACCACTGGAAATCAAAGATGAATATCATAGCCTTTGAGATGTCCAACAGTATTCCAGATGGGTTATTGATATCGCCAGAGCCGTCTAATGTATCCAAGTTCCAGTTAGCTTGTGAAGCTTTGTCTTCAACCACTGAACCTGTTGTATATGATCGTATTACTACGTTTGTTTCTTCATTTGATTCAAAAAATATCCCATTATAGTCGTCGAATAGTCCAAGTCTAGCAAACTTATTAGCCTTGCTTTCGCCTAGTACGCCTGTACATATTACAAGCTGAGACTTGCCAGAGTTATATGGGAAATATCTCTGAGTCTGAACAATAGATCTGTCTCCATCTGTAGAGCCAACCGACAGTACAACACTTGATTCGTTAGGAAGAAAAGTTTGTAACCCATTTCCTATACTTAAGGTTACATATGATGCACTCGGAATGCCGTATAGGAACTTAGATTGGAACAATTCTTGTGGTGTAGAGACTCTTAACCTGCCGAACGCATCTATAGATGGACTTGTCGAGTCTGGAACATTAACCGTACGAATAGCCGTCTTGTCCTGTATGGTTTGGACAAACAGATCGTATAGTCGTTTTCGTATTGTGTTTGCAAGTGCCATACTTCACCCTAAAAAAGAGGGGAGACTAAACCCCCCTCAATAATAACTAACCTCTAAGAACGTGAACATTGATTATGTGGTCATCTGCTGGGTCACCAGAGAATGTCACAGTAATCTTATCAGTGTCACATAATGCACTATCAACGGTTACCGCACTGGAACCCGGAGTGTTTAGTGTAACAATAACAACATCTGTAGGAAGTACACCTTCGATAGCAAAGTCTTCAGCCGCAGCACCACCAACAGTAGTTAGTAGCCCTGAGTAAATACCTGCTCCTCTTTCGAGTGCATCACCAACAGCTAATTGCTTATAGATAATTCTTTCATTATTCAAAAGGTTTTTTATAGCACTTGTAATATTAAAGCTCATAGTCTTATCCTCTTAAAAAGAGGGGCCGAAGCCCCCTATGTTATCTATACGTAATTAGGGATTGAGTGAATGATACCTTGGTAAGAAGGTCTAGACACTACAAGCTCTCCAAAGAATCTAATATCTACGATATATTTGAAACCAGATTCAGTTCTTGTTTCATAGTACTCGTTTCCATTAGGTGAACGTCTTCTTTCAAACATTCCATTGGAGTGTAGTTTAATTCCTCTCCAGTCAAGGATATACATTTTGTCATCGTCAAGCTCGTTAACAGCAACGAAAGTTAGTTTACCTTTAACACCAACAACTTCAATTTCAGTCCAGCCATATACAGAAGCTTTAGAATCCTTAGCCATGTACTCTCTAGAAGTTTCTAGTAAAGCCATTGCAGAACCTAAGTGCTTGTATGACATTATGATTTCAGTTGGTGCACCCTTTCCAATTCTTCGAGTTTCATTATAGAAATCGAAAATCTTAGCTAGGATATTTGTTGAATCGATACCTGCTCCGCTAAAGTTAGCAGCCTGCATGAATGGGTATTTTAATTTCTCAACTCCAAATAGGTTAGCTGAACCACCATTAGATAATGATAGTAACTGGCTAGCTAGTGAAGTGAAAGATTTACCAGTACTGATTGCACCTTGGATAAATACTTTATGAGCAGTAGTAATTGCAGTTGCATCAGTTAGATCAACTGGATTTGAAACAGCATCAACATCTGTGATAGCAGTAACAACGGTTACTTCGCTAGCTTCCATGTCAATCTTTCCAACCCATCCTGCCTTATATGCAGCAGTACCTAAGGTACCAAGCTCAATGTACATTCCAATCTCAAATCTTTCTGGTCTATCTACTCCGATAACTCCAAGAGCAGTACCGTTAGATGTTACAGATGCGAAATGTGCACCATTCAATAAAGCTCCAGATACTTTCTCTTTCATACCATCAACAAACTCTTCAATCTGCCCCGGTATGATCTTGATGAAAGACTGTTCTAGGTCACCATGTCTCTGTAGGTCATGGTCTTCAAATACCATTGCTCCCCAAAGTTCTTTGTATCCACTTACTTCACCGATAGCATACTTGGTTTGTGTGATTGTGCCTTCAGCAACCAATGCACCAAATCTGTATGACGATGCTTTTGCACCTTTGAAAGGAACGTCCATATTGCCGCCCTTCCAGTTCATGTCTTTATCTACTTTCTGAATAAAATAATCACGCTTTACAATCTCTTCCATAAGAAGATCGTAAGGCATATACCGCTTTAACAACTCATTAAAATTAGCTGTAGTAGTTGTTTCGGTAGTTATAGTTGTTTGAAAACCCATAATAAACCTCTATTAGTTTGGGATAGCATCAGCCATTTTCTGCAAGTCAGCTAGTGTTAATACCTTCTGAGCCTGCTTCATTCCACCTTCGCCTTTTACACGTGGCAGAGTTTTTTGCTGTACTATCTGTGTAGTTTGTTGTTTATCCACCCTAGGCATTAATGCTCTATATTGGTTTACAACAGCATTAAACGCTTCTTGAACAGTAGGTTCTTTACCAGTGGTTTGATAAATACCAACGCCATACTTAATTACAGTATCACGTAAATCATTACCTGAACTTTGTAATGCTTCCCTAATGTCCTTCACGCTATCGCTTGAAACCAATGCAGACAGATCGTTAACCTGAGCGGCAATTCTTTCTTGTTGAAT